CTCTTTCCCTGTTGTTACTATCGGTTGTCAACCGATAGCAACCCAGCCATATTTATAACGTGTGCGCCTGGCAAGCGCACAGCGACTATTCTGCCCCTCTCTACCTCCTTGCAGGAAGTAGCGAAGGACCCAGCTATAGCTGTTACTGTCTACGTTAACGTAGACAGGCCTTGGAACGCGCAGACGGTACATGTGGGTTTGGAAACCCGCATGCCACTTGCGTTTCAGTTTACGATAATCCACTAGATGATCAGGACCATCAAGGACGAAAGCACGATTGCTTTCGCCGACCTTCGCATATGCAGGTTTAACTGCATCTACAAAGGCTTGATTGTCCTCCGCATAGACCTGTTGGTCTGGCCCTATAACGGGACAGCCAGTCAGGTTTGCTGCGTATTCGATCATATCTTGGTTAGCATAAATCCCGTATTTCCGTGTGATGTTATTCACAAAGGAGATATAGGAAGACATAGCGCCCAGATCGTGTTCCATGGTTGTGCCGAGTTTGATAGGGGTAACATCTGTTCCCATATAAAACTCGCCTCCACAGGACTCCCGGAAGGGAGTAGCCCCGTAGAACGACTTGTCGCGATTGACTTTAAAACCAATCGCTTCAAGTACAGTCATGGCTCCTACTGCGTAGGAGTCGGGCACGATCACGTCGTCACCGTACACCCAAACAGGTGTACGGTTGAATGCTGCCTTGATGACAGCCCAGATAGTAAGCGCCATTACTGGGAAGCATACACTGCTTCCCATTGGTGCGTGCTTACGCAGCTCGACCCTCTTACCGTTAGGTAGGAGGGTGTGTGTCGAACGACACACGCCGAGTGCATCAGACCATGCTGGTGGGAATAGGTTTTGAACCACATCCCATCTTAACATATCTGATGCATCCTTCAAGTCAAGTGTAGCGAGAGCGCGGCGATCATTTCTGATCTCCGTCCACACAGTGTATTTTACACCATGCTTCTCGTGCACATGACTGCCCGTTATACGGGTAACCCCCTCGCGCGCGTCGCGGTCACAATAAAGTGAACCGAGACGTGCGAGTTGTTGGTTAATGGACTGATCCGTGAAATTCACGAATCCCTGGGCTAGACTAGAACCCTCAATGGTATCCACAATCAGGGACATCAAACCCTGTTGTATGTACGTGAGTTCTCGTGGTTCACAGGATATTAACCTGTTGCCACGATAATCTTTCGGTACAAGGATACCCTTGGCTTGCCGTGGGAGTGGCCCGATCGTCTGTAAGTTATGTAGTTCGTCAACCAGGTGGTTGGCGCTTGCATAAAAGAAGGACGAATAAGGCCACAATCTATCAATCTCGCTATCGTAGCGAAAGCTACCATAGCGATCCCATGGACGCGTACCGCAAGCGGACGCGCCCGATCCATGCCTAGGATTGATGTCCCTAGGATCTGAATTGCACAATACGCGAGCAATCAACTTTCGGGCTTTCTCCAATATGGAGGAACCCTTAATCACAGCACCGTGTGGTGTCGTGAAAAGTCGGTTGCTAAAATCCTCGAGTAATCCAGGATTTAACTCTATCTCACGTTCATTTGCGATAAATCGCTCTTGGACGTCAGCATCGAGTTTTGCCGCGCATTGTATCGGCAATTTACTAAAGACAGCTGTTAACTGCCTCAAGTGGTTCACAGCGACCTCTGCTATTACACTATGTGGTTTCAGAACTCCGCGGTCATCAAAGACGCGGCTGAATCCATCGTATAAGAACAAGGGTAAAACAGAACCAGGCTTACGCCGGAAGCGGACGTCCATACTTTCGTTCCAGACTCCATTACGGAGACTGGCGAGAATATGTCGCCCAAGTCCGGCAAGACACTGGGTTCTGAAGGAATCGCCTTCGGAACGGGCACGTCTATTAAAGGTAGAAATATCTTTAATAGTTGCGCAACCGTCCCGTTGAGCGATGACAGCGAGCTGACACCATAAAGTGTCAAGGCGATTAGTACTAGTTTCCATAATATTGGAAGCGTGTATTCCTTCACCATGCTAAAGACCGTCATAATTCGACTCAATGTAGGCGCAGGCTTACGCCTGCCGCGCGACGTCGGCTTCCTCGGAGAGGGAGCCGGCGTTTTGCGTTTGATGACTTCTTTCGAGGCCATCGTCTAGTCACTGCTCCTGGTTAAGGAGTGCGTCTTGAACCCCAGCGTCGAGAAGACCATTAATGGTCTCGTCGATAATGAGTTTCATATCCGTCGCGGAAACAAATCCGGGACGGATGATCTTGACCTGAACTGCAGCCGGTTTTGCCGGTGCTGCAGGGTTGGCAGGATCAGACTTCAAGTGACTGACCGCGTACAATGAGTTGACGGTCTGCGACTTGGCAACCTCGTGACCAACCCGCAACTTACGTTCGTTACTCGGAGTGTCCCCAGAAGGGACAAAGTTCGAGAGCGTGCCTGAAGAGGCGCGCCGAATGTAGTTTACGGGAATAGTCCCTAGTGTTTGTGTGTCGTTTAACATAATGATGCTACTTGTTAGTGTTGTTTGTAAACGATATATAGGCTGGCACAAACCGCATTGCGGTTTTGCTGTTGACAAAGAGTAGCACTCGCTACCCAAGACGCTTACCCCAAAGGGGACAATCGTTGATGATTACCGCAACAGACGTTGCAATAACAATTCCATCCCTGTAAACCATTTCCCGGGTTCAACATCGAAGTTGACCTTGGAAGGTAAATAGGGTGGTGTATGACCCAAAAGGTCACTTGCGATCCGATCGTAGTCTACTCTTGTAGCACTACCACCGGAGTGGACGACATTGAAAGGTTGCTTCGTTCGAAGCTCCCCGCGCACATGAGTAATCGTGTGCGTAGTTTCAAGTCCGCCATAGGATTCAATCCAGTTAGACTGGGGTGAGGCCATGCCTTCCCAGCTTTCTATCATGTTTCCGACCGGTAAAACCCAGTCCACTACAAACGACAATGGAACAAGATCCCAAGCCTTACTCAGACTTGGTTTCAGACCCATTAGCTCCGTATAGATGGGCAACATAAGTTGCCAATCTGGTCCGGTATGCTCTGCCTTAATACGCCTCATAATGCTGGCGGTTACACGGCGGGTTGTCTTTTTAAAAGAGACACCCTCTACTTTGGTTAAGTTATAAGTCGAACCATAATTAGCAACATATTTATTGCTAGTGAGCTCTTCTCTAACTGAACCATAGACGCGATAACCTACCTGCAATTTAGCACGTATTTTAGCAGCTCGTTGAAACGCATTGGAAGCAGCTGAAAGGTCCTTTATAAGGGGCTTCCAGCCGAACTTCCATTCAAGTTCAGCGCCTACAAGGCGCTGCATGAACCCAGACAACGTCTTCGCCTCAGTCAGCGACTTTTTAAAGTCGCGTTTGAGACGATTGGTTGGCTGCTTACGCCATGCGGCGTAAGCTAGACGACCTAGACCTGAAACAAGCTTAGAGGCACCAGAATTGATTGTACTTCCCATTTCTGCGAAGTTAATCAAACCCTGGAGATCCTCACGGCAGGTTGCAGGTATTCTAGCTTTCGCTAGAGTGATCATCCCTATTGCCCCGGACAAATGTCCGGAGTAAGAGTTAAGGAACACACCAGACGGCAACATTGATGACTGACAGCGATATTGATATTGGTTAATAGCAACATCGCCGTACATCAGCTCATCAACGGGATATTGGCCATCGACGACAATCTTAGATTGTCGGCAAGGGTTATATCCAAGCTTATTACCGATAGTGTCGGTCATACTCCAAGATACAACGTTACCGTTTTTACCCTCATTAAGAGGGTAGTACGAATAATAGTCGTTCCTGTAGAATTCCCAAGCACTATATGTCGGTGGATATGTTAAATTGGTACGCCTGCGTCTTTCGATGCGATTGTACCTTGATAGCAAACCCACTGATGGTATTGATCTGGTCCTTGTAATCATACGTTTCTACGTAGTTTAATAGCGCAG